TACAATAAACTCCACCATACTGTGGCAATGCCCATATTGATAATGGTCCACCTGTTGATTCAAATATAAAAGAATTAATGCCTTCATTTAATCTTTTGTTTATGCCGGTTTTTGGCTTCTCGCAAACTTGTCTATTTAAAGCATCAATGTCAAACACTGGACGACCAGAACGAATGAATGCTTCTTCTGGGTTTGATGGATATTCTTGATGTAACTGCCATTCTGGCAATTCAGCTTTTTGTGCATCGTACCAAGCTTGGTCACGGTCTGTGTTTGCTGACCAGGGATAGAAGATTCCATGGAAACGATTAGTGCCAGTCTGAGACCCATGCCACAAATTAAAGAATATATTGCCTTCACCCTTAGCAGTAGAAAGACAGATAACACGACCACCAACGTCAGCAATTGGCTCGATAGATGCCCAGGCCTCTTCTGGGTTAGGCAAGAAGGCCATCTCGTCAATGATAGCCATATATACGGATTCACCACGAGCAGGCTCATTAGCTGATGGTAATGATTCAATTACTGAGTCATTACTAAAAGACATTTTAAGAACGTTGTTCTGCAGTAGCTCAGGTCCGTTTAGTCTCATCCAGTCTGGCAAGAACTTGTATATATACTTTGTTTTAGAAAGAAGTTTTGCGGCTTCTCTTTCAGTCTTAGAAAGCATAACTATAAATCTATCTGGCCAAAAGAATGCCAACCAAAACGAATAAGCTGCAGCTAATGTAGAAAAGCCAATCTGACGTGATTTAAGAACAATTGTATAACGCTTTTCAATCCAAGCTTTAGCAGTTTCAGATTGTGCTTCACGTAATGTGAATGGAATCTTACCTTTGTTTGGATGTTTAATAAATGCGTAGTTATTGCAAAAGAATACAAAGGCTTCTAAAAGCTGCTCATTTGTAGCATCTTCTGGACCTTTACATTTTCTAAAATTATACTCATTTAATAGTTCTTCAAGTTGCATGTTAATATTTCTATATTAAATTATCACGTCTAGGGAATGAAATTAAACCATTTGTAAGAACAGCTAATGGTTCTATTATTTGTGCTGCCGAAAACATTGCTTCAACTGTGGTTTCTGCAACACTCCATTGAGCAAGCTGCCTTGTGTCAATCTCACCTTGAAGAAGATAGCAATAAACAAGAGTGCTAGCATCATCAATTGGACCTGTAGCAAAAGCTGGTTCAATTCTTACAACTTCTGTATTAATTGTAGATGTAGGGTCAGTTCCTACTCCACTTGACCAATCTATTTTCCAAGTAAAATATCTCATTGTAACTCCTTCGTAGTTTGTAGTCTATTGGAATTCATAGCGCCGATTTGTCTTAAAGCTTCTAAATGTGCAGCACCTGCTTGCGAACCACCTATTGACTCAAGTGTAGCTTGTGTGTTAAGTCGATTAGTCCAATAGTCAGACTGTCCCTTGTCTATTTCTTGTCTTGTAAACTGTTTAGGAAATGACTCAAAGATATTAATAAGCGTATCTAGTTCTCTGAATGCACCGATGCCAACTAATCTAGTTTGCTCTAAACCAAGTTCAATCTTCTGTGCTTCAAGTTCGTCTATCTCGTCTCCTGTTTGACGTAGTCGAGAAACCTTTATTTCGGAAATCTGCATATCCAATGTTACTTCTTTAATAGTATAATAGAGTGCTTGGATTTCAGTAACGCATTGAAAGTATTGCATCTCGGTTGTTGCATGTTGATTAATTACAAACTTTTCAATTTGAAATGGTGAGCGAGACTGTTGGACTTCAGCCATTGCGTTAAGAACTGTTGCGTCAAGACGCTCGGTGATTGCTGGTAATGGTTGCATTAGATTGTACCAGAGTTTGCAGCACCAGCGAGTCCGGCTCTAGCAGTTGTTAGCGTTGCTGAGATAGTTGTTCTTGTATCTGTACTAAAAGCTATTTTATTTATACCTGAAATGAATCCAGTATCATAACCACCAGCAAAGTAAGCAGCAGTTCCAGATTGGGCAGCACCAGCAAGGTCATATCTTGCGGTAGAAAGTGTTGCGGACAATGTAGTTTTTGTATCACCACTAAACGTTATTTTATCTATCCCTGAGAGGGGTCCAGTGCCATAACCACCAGCAAAGTACGCTGCTGTCCCAGAGTTTGCAGCACCAGCAAGAGAGCGTCTTGTACTAGAAAGTGTTGCTGAAAGAGTTGTTTTTGTATCGGCACTAAAGGCTATTTTATCTATTCCTGAGAGGTTTGCGCCATCATAACCACCAGCAAAGTAGGCTGCAGTTCCAGAGTTGGCTGCACCACCTTCTCCGCTTCTTGCGGTTGTCATCGTTGCTGATAGAGTTGTTTTAGTATCTCCACTAAATGTTATTTTGTCAATATTAGAAAAGAATCCAGCACCACTAGAACCACCAGCAAAGTAAGCAGCTGTTCCGGAGTTGGCTGCACCAGCAGCTCCGTTGCATGCATTTGTCAGCGTTGCAGATAATGTTGTTATTGTATCTCCAATAAATGCTATTTTTTGAATAACATTTGTGCGTACAGTTTCAATACCACCAGCAAAGTACGCTGCTGTTCCGGAATTTGCTGCACCGTTAAAATAAGACCTAGCGGCAGAAAGCGTTGCAGACAATGTTGTTTTAGTTTCACCACTAAAAGTTAGTTTGTCAATACCAGATACAAATGCACCATCATCACCACCAGCAAAGTATGCAGCATTAGCAGGAATAAATCCAGAAGAAACAATTCCAAGGGTACTTGGCATTATGCGCTCAAATCTCCTAGTAGTAAATATACATCAGAAGCTGTACACAGTAATGTTGCAACTGAATATTGAGCTCTAAGTTTTAATCCAGGAGTAGCATTAACCGTTGTTCCAGATGCCACAACTGTAGTTTGACCAGCACCAAGCTGTGCTATATCTATTCTTTGTCCAACACTTAAATCTAATGATGCATCTACTGTAAAGTTATTTGCTGAACCAACTGTCATTGTTATTAATTTGCCGGCATCTGCTGTTAAAGCTGTATAGCTTGCAGTTTTGTTTGCAGTTGTTTGTGCAGTCGACCAATCACCTGCAGCTCCAGTGGCACCAGTTACTCCAGCAGTTCCTGTAGCTCCTGTAGCTCCTGTTGCACCTGTTGGTCCTGTTGGTCCTGTTGGTCCTGTGGGTCCTTGATAAAAGGGACTGTCTAGTTCCCATCCAGGTATTGAGGTACGATAGATATAACTATTACCCGATGCTGAAAATGTTTGTCCATCACTTGGTGATGATGGAAAGTCTATTGCTGCCATTTAATTTAATCCTTTCAAGATTAATTTATAATTCTTCTTGTTGTTCTGGGGGCGGTTCCCATCCAGAGGATGTTTTAGTCCAACCAAAACCAATGTCATTTGGACATTCTTCTATAGGAATTATTGTTCTTCCTGGGCGTGAATATTCGGTAGTTCCATCCCATAAAATTATATTTAATAAACGATTAGTTTCATTGCATACTTCAATATATTTTTTACTCATTGTTTATCCTTATCCATAAACCCATACTCTGATTTCTCCACGGCCACCAGCACCACCAGTACCACCAGTTAGTGAAGCAGTTCCACAGCCTCCACCGCCTCCTCCACCGCCAGAAGGAATTCCACCAGCACCACCGTCATAACCTGCACCACTGTTTCCACTACCACCACCACCACCAGTGCCAATGCCAAGTGTTGTAGAAGCAGAACCTGCAGTTCCAGCTGCACCGGAACCTGCAGCACCGCCACCACCAGTTAATAAAGCTCCTAAATCATAGTTGTTTAATGTTATAGCAATGCCAATATCTGAGGTAACACCACCACCAGCAGAAGCAGCTAGAGTAGAAGCAGTTCGCCCACCACCGCCACCACCACCGCCACCAGAGTTAACACCATATTGACCAGCAACAGAGGCAGAACTAGATGTTCCAACACCTTTTCCTCCACTGCCTATAGCACTGCCAGCTATACCATATGCATACGATGATAGTTGCACTGTAGCAATTGAACCCCTTGGACCAGTAGCTCCGTTAAATGAACTACTAGTACCACCTTGGCCGCCTGGAGCACCAATTACAGAATAATCTTCGGCCCAAGTAGTAATTCCACCTCTAACTCCACCATTGTTGACCGATGAGTTTGTTACACCAGCTCCACCACTACCGCCAGCACCAACAGTATATGAAATGCTTCCAGTGCCAAGTTCATTTGCTGTAATAACAAATCTTTGCCATACAGCACCAGCACCGCCACCGCCACCAAAACCAGAGCCTGAACCAAATCCACCTGCACCACCACCACCAGCTCCATATATATCAACAACATAAAGTAATGCTCCAGTAGGTTGAGTATATGTACCTGATGATGTTAGTGTTGCTGAATCAAGCAATGACATTCCTCCAGGACCAGTTGGACCTGTAGGTCCAGTAACTGTAGAAGCTGCACCTGTGGGTCCAGTTGCACCAGTAGCTCCAGTTGCACCAGTAGCTCCTGTTGGTCCAGTAGCTCCATTAGCTATGTTTATTATTCCATAAGGAGCAGTTGTATCAGGACTATCTCCAACATACGCTGCAACACCCATTGTCCAATAAGTTCCTGCATCGACTGGTGTTGATGTTACTACAAATGTAGTTGTTTCACTGGTAAAAGAACCTAAACCATTTCTGGTCATCAAAAGCCTATCGCCAGAACTAATTGCTCCTAACCATGCAACTAGGTTTCTTCCATTGTAGTCTGTTTCAGATATATATAATGTTGTAGCCGAGTTTGGGTTAGATGATGTAGCCCATCTTCCAGAACCTGGGTCTGTACTTACATAGAAGTTATAATATAGATATTGGAATCCAGGAACAGTTCCATTAGGGCCAGTAGGACCTGTTGCACCAGTTGGACCTGTGACAGTAGAAGCAGCTCCTGTTGCGCCCGTAGCTCCTGTAGCTCCTGTTGCCCCTGTTGGTCCCAATGGACCAGTTGCATCGAGCGTACCATCGCCCTTGACGAATTGAGATGATGTTCCACCTCTTGTTTGAAATTTATTTGCATTGATTTCAAGAAACTCAGCATCAAGTG